GGCATGTCGGTCGGCGGCGGCATCTATCAGTTTTCGCAGACCTTCTGGAACGCGCACGCGGCAACGCTGGGGTTGACCTGAGCGGAATCAGCCAATCACGCAAGCGGCGGTAGGCAATGCGGGGGCCGATGTCGTGATCGGATTCGAGACAGCTTGTAGACCGCGCGGCTAGCGCGGCCTGCTTTCAGCGCGGGATAGATAATTCCGCAGGAGCAAGTCTAGGAATGCCTGTCCTCCACCGTGGCGCTGGATCGCCAATAGTATTTCCACCGCGTCGTCCTCTGTGAGTTTGCTCAGCGACGAATACAGTTTCGTACGGCCAACGTTGATGCCAATTTTCCTACACAATTGACGAATGTTGTCGCCGATAACCTGCGACCTGCGTTTTTGTTTTCGCTCAATTCTAGCCTGCACCGCATCCGGTAATCGGCTCTCTGTCAGGAATCGAATCCGGTTGATGCTGACGCCGAGCGTGGCTGCGATTTTCGAGCGCCGCATACCGGCGATATAGAGATCAATGGCCTTTTGCCGGTCCGCGCCGGTTAGCCAAATTGCCTCTCTTTTTCCGGTTGTTTTGGGCTTCTCAGTCATCGAATTTTTCGATTCGCGGCCCGGCAATCATGGACGCGCGCGCTTCGCGCAGCAGCGCCGATGCCAGGGCTAGCGCCGCCGGGGCGTCCAAATCCACGCGCGCAATTTCAACGCCGTCCCACCAGACGCGCAGCGTCGGGCCAGACTGAACTGTTGCTAGAGTTTTTGCCATTACATCCCCACTGCCTCGATACGATAGATCAGCACCACGCCGGTTGTGCCGTCAGGAATCGTCAGGACGTCCGGTACGGCGATATAACCATCGGCGGGCATCACCCTGATCGTGTCCGGGTATTCGGGAAGGCCGAGCTCGGCTTCGATGTGGTGCCCGCCGAGCGTGAAGGTGTGCCGGATGCGTCCGCCGTTATCTACGCCGGTGTTGTCGAAGAACAGTTCGGCCACCGCGCCGGGTTCAGCACTCGGGCGCAACGTGACCGTGCTCCCGTACGGCTGGCCCTGCCACGTTTCAGGCCAGACAGCGGTCGTGAGCAACGCCACAACGACACCCGCAGCCGCGCATACGGTCACGATCCGCGCCACGCGCCGCCGCCGCACACGGCGAGCGGCTTGCTCACGCGCGGTGTGCATTCGCGCGAAAATCTCGGACGGCTCCCAACCGCGAGCGGCGGCCACTGCGTCGTCCAGATCGCGGGGCGGGGTGTAAGGTTTCGTCATTGTGTTGCCTCCATCGCGCGTTGCTGCGCACGCAGCACGTTGAGATTGGTGTGTTGACCGCGCGCGAGTTTGAGCACCTGCCACGCGGTGATTCGTTCCTCGGGATAGAGGGCCGCAAGCGCCGGGGACGACACTAGCGCCAATGCATCAGCGCAGGCGGCGTCAAGTTCGGGCGAGTCCATCACGACACCTTCGCTTCGGCACGTTGTTGAGACGCTAGTGCGGCGTGCCAGCCGTCGCAGAACGCGTGAGCCTCGCGATAGACCGCGCGCAACGTGCTGTCGGTATACACCCACGATTTGACCACGTGTTCGCCGTTCACGGCGCGCAGCGTGCCTTCGTCGTCGTCAATCAATTTGATCGGCAGCACAGGTATCTCCTCCAGATTGTTCGGTGTTTTGCTGTCGAACGGGCCAGTTTTCGGGCCTGTATCCTTCCAGATATGCGTGCAGCAGTCGCACGACTGCCGCGCCTGGTTTGCGCACGCCGCGTTCAATTTCGGAAACGCGCGCAACGTTACTATAGCCTAGCAGCGGTGCCATCTGGGCTTGAGTGAGGCCGAGTTGTTGCCGGGCCTCAAGGATTTCGGCGGGTGTCATATTGAGTTTGATCTCGTTCATGATGCATCCTTGTCGAGTGTTTCAAAAAATCCGATCTTTTTCCGCTGTGTTGTGGTGCATTTTGTTACACGCAGCCCAGCCAGCGAGAAAGCCGCGCGCGCCGATCAACGCGGCATCTCTTTCATTCCTGTTTTTCGGATTGTAAGGAAAGCGTCTGATTTCCCGGTCTTTCAGCATAACAACCAAAAGGCCGTCGCCTTTGTCGATGATTTTCAGCCTCATTGCGATGTTCTCCTTTTGCGTTGCGAAAGCCCGGCTTTCGCCGGGCCTCGCGGATTTCTTGGGGAGTCATCTGCTCACGCATCAGGCACGGAGGCTATCAACGTGCTCAACCGTATCGAGGAGATCGCCGACCAGCGCGCAGCCGTCCACGTCAACGGCCCACACGGGGAAGCTGGTATCGACCCACTCGGGGATCGGAGCGGACGGCAGGTCCGCAAAATCCACGCCGTAGGCGCGCGGGTCGATCTCGTCGCCATTCTCGTCGCAGCAGGCGCGCAGTTCGGCGATCAGGTCGCGCAGGTCATAAACGTCGCGGCAGTCCCACGACTTGATTTCGGCGGCGATCATCTCGGGGGTGCGGGTAGTGTTGGTCATCGTCGTCTCTCCTCGTTTCTGTGCTGGTCCACGGGATGCCAGCCCGCGCGGGGCTGGCATCAGTGTTGCGATCATTCCGCGCACAGCGCCTCTTCGCGGCGCAGGCGATAGTTCCGAGCTTGCGCCAGATAGGCGCGGGCCGCCCGAACAGCCGCCGCCCGGATAGCCACGTTGCGGGCGCGCGCGGCTTCACGCCGCCGGTTCTGCGCCGCGATCAGGTCGAGCGCCGCGAAGGCGCGGAAGGTTCCAAGCGTCGTGGTGGTCATCGTCGTCTCTCCTCTTCTTGGGGCCTCGCCCCGTTGCTGGTAGCTCACATATAGCGCATAGCGTTGTCTCCGTCAAGAGGGAAAGTGGCGCGGTGCGCTGTTTTTTTTAGCCCGCAGAGCTTGGCCACCAACCGACTTGCGCAGCCTCGCGCCGTCGCCTATACTGTAGGATAACGGCGGCGGCCATGACCGTCGCCACACCGGAAACTGCCCGTCGCAGCGGTTCCCGGTGGCGGCCATTGCGCCGCTTCCCCTGCGACGTGCCGCCGTTGCTGCCGGGGGGCAGCGGCGAAAGACAAACCAAACCCGCCCCTACCACGGAGCGGCAAGGTAGCCCCGGCCTAACACACGCACCTATTGCGCAACGGACAAATTCAACGCATATGCGCACCAGCAACCCCCGGCGCGGCGGGTTATCCGCGCCTCTCCTCCCTGTTGACCTGCCCCGGCGATCAAACGCCGGGGCTTTTTTCACCCGCAAAACCGCGCCTTTACAAACTCGATTACCTGCGCACTGGCGTCGCGCGCGCCACAACCAACAATCACGGTGTGGCCAATCCTCTCCAAATACGCAATAACGCCCCGCTGCTCAGACGAAAGCCGCCCGCCGCGCGCGCGCTTCATCTCGATCCACAACCCCCACGCGGGCACGCATAGATCAGGAACGCCAGGAACAACCCCCTCGTCGCGCAATCGTTTCGCCTCGGAAATAGCCCGCCGCCCACCATTCGGCACCGCGAAAATCAGCACGCCCGGAAACTGCGCGCGAAACCACGCGACAAAACCCGCTTGCTCGTCATGCTCAGAACGGAATGTCGAATCCGAAATCGTAGATTTCGCCACCGACATTTTTCGCCCTTTGAACCTGCGCCGGATTGGGCTGCGAGTAGTCAAATTGCAAAATCTCCATGAACCTCGAATTGCTCGCGCTGGGCTTGATCTTGATACGATACGGCCATTTCCATTCTTCACATTCCGCCAAAGCATCGGCAGTCGTCAACGCAGTCGCGCCCAAAAACGGCATCCGCGCTCTATATTTGCTCGTCGCGTATCCGCCGTGATCGGGACAAAGCCATTCGCTAACAAATGTGAGGCCGGTCTGATAGGTGACTTTGATGCTGTCCGGTTTGCCCTCTTTACGGTGCCGCGCGTAGAAAACATCGGCCACCTCAACCCATTCCGCCTGCACCTGCGACGACAACAGCGCGCCCTGATACGCAACCGGCCCGTGCCTTGGGGGCGGCGGCGGAAACTCAGCCCCGCACTCGATACACACTCGCGCCGCAATTGGATTGACCGTCCGGCACCGGCTGCAAACCTTCACCGGCGCATCGCCCCCACCGTCGTCGCCGCCCGCGCCTTTGGCGCGAGGTCGCACCGCGTCGATAAACCCGTGCCGCTCTACGTTCTGCCCGAAATCCAGAACCAGGCAGTCGGTTTTTCCCGGTGCCGTTCGCGTCCCGCGCCCTACCATCTGCACATACAACCCCGGAGAGGCAGTCGCCCGCACCAGCGCCACCAGATCGACATGCGGGACGTTGAACCCCGTGGTCAAAACGTTCACGTTGATCAGGCAGCGCAGCCGTCTAGCACGGAAATCCTCAATAACACGCTCTCGATCCGCCTTGCTATCCGCCCCGGTCACGACCTCGGCTTCGACCCCGTGATCGGCCATTGCCGAACGGATCAGCCGCGCGTGCTCAATTCCACAGGCAAACACCAGCCACGCGCGGTGCTCGGCACCGCGTTCGACAATCTCGGCAACGGTGCGCCGCACCAATTCGGGATCAGACGCCGCCGCAGCGAGGTCGGATTCGACGAATTCCCCGCCGCGCATACGAACGCCGGTCAGGTCGATATTGTTCGCGCTGGACCTGCTCACCACCGGAACCAGATAGCCCCTTTCGATCAGCAGCCCGATTGGAATGTCGTAGGCTATCCCGTCGAAAAGCGCGCCGCCCCCCTTGTGCAGATAGCCGCTGTCCAGTCGATACGGTGTAGCGGTCAATCCGACTATTTTAACCGCCGGATTGCATACCTGCAAATCCGCAATGAATTTCCTGTATCGCGTGGCGGAGTCTTTCGGGACAAGGTGGCATTCGTCTATCAGCACCAGATCAGGCGGCGGAACAATATCGAATGCGCGTTGCCAAACCGATTGAATACCGGCAAACGTCACGCGCCGATCCAGTCGTTTTTGCCCGATACTCGCAGAATAAAATCCCACATCAGCACCGGGCAGCAGTTGCAGCAATTCGCGCGCGTTTTGCTCCAACAATTCCTTGACATGCGCCAAAACCATGATGCGCGTTTCCGGGAATTCGAGCGCGTCTTCGATCAGCTTGGCGATAATCAGGCTTTTCCCAGCGCCGGTCGGCGCGACGATAATCGGGTGATTGCCGCGCCCGGCGGCCCAGTAATCATACAGGCCGTCAATCGCGGCCTGCTGATAGTCGCGCAATTGCAAGCGCATCAGAACGGAACCCATTTTGCGGCAATTTCGCGGCTATTGGCTCCGCGATTGCGGATTATTTCCCCGTCCGGCGTGACGTATTCTATCCAGTCTTCCCCGGCATCGACCATTTCCCAGCCGAGCAAATACGGGTTGAACAAGTGCGCAGAACATTCTCGCCACATTTGCAGCCTTTTGGCGCAGGACCACGTGCCATCTTTTTCCGGCGTGGAATGTGCGCAAGTCCGACAATTCACCTCGGGCGGTTTCCCCTCGTGGCAAATTCTCCGGTATTCGCAAAACCGGCAAATGTAAAATGACGGGTCTTCGCTAATGCGCGGCGGCGGCTTTTCGGCAAAAATGATTGCTTCCGCTTTCGCCACCAGTTTAGCGCCAACCGCCGGATCGGCTTTCACACGCTCGGCATATATGCTGTCGTCGTTTTTGTTCACGGCAATAAACAAACACCGATTCAGACCAGAAAGATGCATTCCAATCTGGCATTGTGCCCAATAGATCGGTTTTGCCTTCTGCAATCCGTCCTTTTCCAGCGTTCGGAAATTCCGCTCGTTCATCGTCTTGATTTCGAGCGTATGAGGTTTGCCGCTTTCCGGCAATCCCTCGACAACGCCGTCCAAGCTCAGCGCAAAATGCCCGCCGTGAGCGGTGAACGCAATTTGTTTGCCGGTTTCTGGATCGCGGTCCCAAACCGTCACGCCAATAGCCCGCAGATTGTCGATAATCCGCCGCTCCTCGCGGTCGCCGGTCTCGAACAACCGCAACGTTCGCCCGTCGTGTTCTGGCGTATCTGCCCAGCGGAATCGATAGAACAGCGCTCGCGCGCAATCGTGGCCAATCTGTGAGCCCCCGAGGTGCGGGCGGTGCGCTGGTTTGCGCCGCGCTTGATACCACGCATAGATGCGCTTTACCGTTTCCGGCGTGACGTATTCTTCGAGGTTCATTCCGGGCTATCCTCGCCGCGCGGATAGTCGATATTGAATTGCACTAGTTGATTAGTGTTCCCAGCCGCTTTTGGACAGCGGTGAGCACACAAATATCAGTCGTCTGTCTGGCTATTCCCAATAGTCGGAGCCGTCGCCATAACCGTCTCCGTCGCCGTAACCGTCACCGTAGCCAGAGCCGTCGCCGGAGCCGGAGCCGGAGCCGGAACCGTCGCCGTAGCCGTAGCCATCGCCGGAGCCGGAGCCGTAGCCTTCGCCGTCGCCGGAGCCGGAGCCGGAGCCGGTGCCGTCGCCGCATTCGGAGCCGGAGCCGGAGCCGGAGCCGTCGCCGTAGCCGTAGCCGTCGCCGTAATCGTAGTCGGAGCCGTAGACGTGGTATTCGCCGCCGACACGGCATTCGTAATCCTCGAACATCACGCCGCCTCAATCGTCGCTTGTGCCTTTTCACTGGCCGGGATTATTTCCAGCGCGTCCAGCAGTACGATCACCGGAACCACCGGCTCAATAACGCTTTTTGCCGCGTTGATCCCGTTGACCGCCACGCCCGACAAGCTGACGCCGTTGTGTTTGCCGCCCGTGTGCCAGCGCCACAGACGGCGGCTGTTTGCCAGCGTGACCTGCCGCCCCTCGTGCGCAGTGACCGTCCCGTAGTGCACGCCAGAGGCGTAGCAGCGGATGATGCATTTTTTGCCGATCATATTCATGGGTGTTCCCTCTCCACCTGGTCCACGGGATGCCAGCCCGCGCGGGGCTGGTCACCGGTGGATCAGGCGTGGCGGACCGCCAGTGCCCGCTCGTAGGCTTCGGCGTAGGCGCGCCCGGCCATGGCCAGATACGCTTGGTTGATGTCCGCGACCGCCTCGTTGTAGCGGCGCAGAATGTCGTCCCGGGTTTCGCTATATACCCACCACGCTTGCGTCTTGGCCGCCTCGTAGGCGTAACGGGCGGTCTGCACCGCATCCTCGTAGGCGCGGATGTCGGGCACCGACGCCTCGTCACGAGCCCGACGGGCGGCCTCGTAGGCCTCGTCGCGGGCCAGACGAGCCGCGTTGACCGCCTCGTCGCGGGCGCGCTCGGCTTGCGCCAATTCCTCGTCGCGGCGGCAACGGAACGGCGCCGTGGCGTTGTCGTTGGCAGCCTCGAAGCTCCTGAAGACGCGCCAAGCGATAGCTTCGGCTTCGGCGCGGGCGGCTTCGGTGATTTCAGTGGCCATCGTCGTCTCTCCTCTTGCTTGGGGCCTCGCCCCGTTGCTGATAGCTCTCAGATAGCGCATAGCGTGACCGCCGTCAAGGGGGAAAGTGACGCGGTGCGAGATTTTTTCTTCGGCGCTGGTGTTGGCGCGTCCAACTGAACGCACCACGCCACCAGGCCAGCCCAGATCACCCCTTGCCGCGCTTCCACGGTGGCACCGCCGCGCCTGGTGGCGCAACCGGCGGCGCAGCCTTCTGCACCGGCGCATACTCAACGATATTGTTCGACGGTCCGTATTCGTCGTCTCCTGCCCGGACCTTAACCTTTACCATCAGCGGCTTGTCTAGAAGGTCGTAGCTCGTTTCGGGCTCGAAAACGCCGACAGCCCGGCAAATTCCCGACAGTTTGCGCTGGGCAATATTCACTGCGGTCGCGTTCGGGTTTTCGAGATTCAGCCGCTCTATCAGCCGCCGCCCCTGATGCTCGCCCTCAATCACTTCAAGCGTCAGTTGCAGATAACTGCCCGTTTTGGAATTGTTTGCCCTCTCCTTGCTTTCCGTGATCACGGCCTTATACCACCCGGCAGGCAGCGGCTCGTAATCGGCAATCGGCTCGATTTCGTTCGCGTTGAATCCGTGCAGTTCCATTTTTACTCTCCTTTGGGAAGATAGGCGGCAAACGGGTTGCCAACGTTCAGGTCAAACGGGATCGGCGCAGTGATCCCGAAACGGTTTTTCGACACGTTCGACGCCTGGGGGTGACAGATAATTTCGCGCTGGCCATCGCTGAACGCGCGTTTCCGGTCACCGTCCCCGCGCGTGTAGGTTTTCAGCCGCACGAATCCCACGAGGTCCACGTTATCGACATAGTGCGGCAAAGACTTTTTGTGCATCCTGATTGTGTAGCGCGTGTAACTGTCCAGATCGGGCAGGTCGATTTGCTCGGTGTCCGCGTGACCCACGAAAACGACATTCATGCCCTTGTCGTAGGCCAGCGCGCCCGCCCATTCGCGGATTAGGCGGTGGCGCTCCGAGGCAGCGTTGTATCCCGCGCCGTAACCCCCGCCCGCCTGGTTGATACTTTTCGCCTTCGGGTCGGCCTCGACGATCTCGTGCTCAATCATCGTGGCCAGTTGCGTGATACTGTCGATCACCAGTGTTTTGAAATCGTGTTCCTGCGTGGCCAGCGCCTCGATTGCGTCCAGAACGTCCTGCGACGATTGCGCGAGGTCGAATAGTGCCACGTGATCCGCGCCCGCAAGGCTAGCCGTGCCGTCCTCGGTGCGGATAAACACCGGGCGCGGCATCAGTGCCGCAAGCGTGGTCTTGCCGACGCCCGCCTCGCCGAAAATCGTCATGATTACGGGCCGATCCTGTCGGGGCTTCGACAGCTTTTTCAGGTCGATTGCCATCCTCACACCTCCTCCACCTTGACGCCGATCTTGCCGGGTTTCGTCTCGAACGCGCGCGCAATCGCGCGCCAGATTTCCGGCTCGTTCTGGGCCAAATATTTGCACCCCGCCGCGTCTGCCTCGATCTTGATTTTTACGGGTTGCAAGTTCGGCGGGCAGTTGTCGCGCACCTGCTGCCACACC